TGGGTTTGCGCCGTCGAGTGTTTCGACAAGCAATCCAAACTTATATGATGACCCGGCACGCGGGGATGATTGATTAGCGTGGTCTACTTGTAGATTCATTTGAGCATTAACCTGCTTCATAACAGCACTGTCTACATCATCACGGAAAGTGATTTGGATAGGTGCCCATGTGTGCTTGCCTGCTAGATAGATTCTTGAGTTGTATGAATCAAGAGTGATCGGGTCGTGCTGTAGGGTTGGTCTACTTGCGCCGATTACGCTTCTTGTGATTGTGTTGGTAAATCCTGATTCCTGTGGTGAAATGAATGTAACACGAAAACGATATGCTAACTTGGGCATAATAGTCGATGTAACATTACCACGGTCCGGAATGCCTAAATTTGAAATAACTGCCATGATGGTCTCCTCTTACTGGCTCTATAATAGAGCCAATGACTCTATATGTATTTATTAAAATTTAGACAAAAAAGTAGGCAGCGATTAACTGCCTACTTAAATACTTTATGTTTTTGCTATTATAGCGTGTTTGTGTTAACAATTCTGATTGGAATGTAGATAAACTCTGCTGATTTAGCAGGCTCAATAGCAATGTCAACCCAGAGTTCATTACGGTCAATACGAGCAGGTGTGTTGTTTGAACCATCACATACTACCGCATAATCATAGATGCCTCTACGAGCTAGAATATCGCCCAAGAAACGATCAAACGCAACTTTTGCTCTTTTCTGAGTTAAGTCATCATTGATTTCGAACAAGAATGGACGTCCGATTTCGTCAAAGCGCTCACGTAAATAAGCAACTAAACGAGCAACGTTAACACGATCTAGCGCACTAGTAGTTGGGTGTAGTGATTTTTGTCCAAATACAACTGTTCCTTGACCTATGAATGTAGAGATAGGGTTCAGTTTGTTTGTGTACATTGCGTCACGCTGTCCTTGAGTTAGGGCAACTGCCTTAAACTCATTTTCAGTTGTTAGATAGCCAACTGAACTTGCGTTCTGTACTACACCACGTGTTGTGCCTGCTGGTGGGAACCAGATAAAGCTAATATTATCACTATAAGCATATGTATATAGTGCCATGTGACTTGCTGGAACAACAACAGTACTACCGTTAAGTGGCTCTGTTGATTGACCTGCTGGGTAGTAAACCGCACTATAAGTATAGTTTGTTACTAGACCATCTTCGCCATTTTCACTAGCTACACCAGTATTCTGTACCCAGTTTACTGCTGCTGTTGGATCTAAACGCATTGGAGCGTCAAGAATAATAAAGGCAGTTTCGCCTCTGTCAGCATTTAGTGTTTGTAGTTCGTCAGCCAATTCTACATAGTTAGGAGCAGCCATTAGACTAAAGTTATACTGTTCTTCACGTAGTTCTGTGCCAGCAACAACTGCTTGCATTGCCTGAGCAACTTTTGCTCTCTGAGCATGGCGTCCAAAACGACCACTGCCATCAGCGTGATTAGATACAGCATTTCTCCAAGCGCCTACAGTAGCATCATAGCTACGAAGAGCGTTTTTACTTTGAGCCATGTTGACAACCATCATGCCGTCAGGATAAACTGCCGCAGAAGGAGCACCAACAATAGGAGCACCGCCGCCGAGTGTATCATCAATATCAGCAAACAATACACCGCGTTCAGTAGTTTGGTCCGTATTATCATGTAATACCCACGCTGTTAAGGCAGTGCTATATACATTAATCGCAGGATAACTTCTTTCATTTGCTTGACCGAAGGAAGCAAGCGAAGTGTTTACCCAAACTGCGCCATCAACTGGTCCAGTCGGAGCAGTCGTGCCTACTGTGGCTACTACAGCGTCATATGCGCCGGCATTAACAACATACATGTCAAGTGATCCTACAGTAGTATCAACCCATAATGTGCCGTCAACGGCGGTAGCAACTGGTGCGTCATTTTGAGCATACTTAGCTAAGCCATCTAATACTACTGGAGCACCGACAGAAACACGCTGTAATAGAATACCGAATGTATCCAGATCAAGTAATAGGCTACTCTCTACAGCAGTTCCTGCTGTCAATGCGGTTACGCTTGAACCATCTTGTGGAACAAAGTCACCAATCGCAGTGGATAATCCACCAGTTACAGCAGATGTTACGCCTTGAACGGCAGTAGTAACCCATGCTGTTGTATATTCGCTAGCAACAAGACTAATACCATTTCCAGGGCTAGTTGTTTTAACCCAAACGTCGGCATTGTTCGGTGCTACTGGAGTACTATAGTGTGCTGAGAATGTAGCAGAAGTACTTGTTAGTGCTACCCATGCGCCAGTAGTTTCTACGAAATACTGAAGACTTGCGCCGCCATCTTGGTCCAAGTGGATTACTACTAAGTATCCGCCTGTAACAACAACCGCAGTTGGTGTAAATGTGCCGGTTACTTCGCCTGCTGTTGCGCCTGCGTTTACTTCAACACTTGGTGTCTTAGCAACCCATAGACCAGATGCGATAACATATTCGTGAATACCAAATTTACTTGCGTTGGTATCAATCCACATTGTGGACGCTGTTGACCAATCTGCTACTGGTTCACCTGATTTTGATTCTAGTTCTGCTAAGTCAACGTCAGCACGAACGATAATTGCCTGTGAGCCTTGGCCCAAATAACTATACGCTGCGAGTAGACCGTATTCACTAGTTTCACTACCTTGAACGATAACACTGCTGTTTGTTTCAAATGTAGGATTGCCGAAGAACTGTGATAGTTCTCTCTGACTAGTTACTCTAACTACGTCACCTGCGTTAATACTTTTTGTGTATTTCGCAATTCCATCGGCTTCACTGCCGGTTGGATCTGCTTTATTTTCTCTTGTAGCAACTACGATTAACGGAATCGTGCCTGCGCCTGGGGCGCCGTATGCACTTTCATCTGTTACCGTAACCTCTACACCTGGGGATACTAATGCCATTTATAAACTCCTCTATAACATCTTCGATGTATGTATTTATTAAGGTAGCTATATATTACGGTGGTTACGAGGTTATCTACGAAGTTAAGTGGCGCATTAATCGTTCTAAGTTAAACTTCATATCCGATAGTGTGCCATTATTGTCAATCGTGAAATCTGCCATCCATTGTTCAAGGCTCATACTGCTGGCTGCTTCAGGGGGTAAATACATACTGCGGTCAACCCAGATACAATAATCAAATACACCTGTATTTTTCATTGCAAAGAATTCACGCTTGTTTCGTAGCCCACAGTAGATATCGTAGGTAGCAAACATTTCTCTGCCTAGAGTAGCAGCATCAGGTACATTGTAATCGCAGATAGCATCATACCATTCTGCTCGGTGATTATGCCTGTCAGCATAACATTGCTCTTCAGTTTCATAGCCATATTTTTCCTTGAGATTGTTGTAAATGAATAATTTGCTACAGAATTGGCTGCTGCTTTCAAATGAGTAACCGTAATCGTCACGTAGCATTTCGCATACAGTGTCTTTTCCGTGGCGTCCATGGCCAATAACTAATAATTTCTTTTTCATATTTTAAGTATACAACAGAAATATATACTTGTCAACCAATAATAATGCCAAAACCAACTTGACCATCGACAAATGTTTTTAATTCGTCTTCTAGCTTTTCGATCTGTGTCATAGCATCAGTTCTCAACGCATCAGCGTTTAAGCTAGTGCCGCCCTGTGGTCCAGCAATAGTGTTGTATTTGCCACGAGCTTCCGCTAGTGTCAGTTTCGCATACGCTAATGCCATCTCTTTGATCCACGGTGCGCTGTAGGAATCCATCAATAGTTCTTCATCACTGCGATGTTTGTATACATACAGATAAACTTCATCATCTGCCTTAATCCGGCGCTGTAGGAATAGTTTCTTGGTGACTGTGTTCCATGTAAACATGATTTCTTGTCCGAATAATCTACCAAGCATTTCGCGATTTTGAGCAAGGAAGTCATATGTTGCTGCGCCGCCTGCTCTGCCACTATTCAAGAGGAAGGAATTCAAATATGCAGCTTCGAACGGCTCTATGTCCGCGCCACCAGCACCATTCATTGTACCAGCACCACGACGATAAACATCTCGCACTTCAATTATTTCTTCTGGAAGATCGTACTCGCTCTGACCCTCGATTACTTGGAGGGAGATAAACGCTTCTTCCACTGCGTTTTCACTGCGTTGACGATATTTTTCAAACGACTTCCTGATAGCCAGATCCATATGGTCAGGATCTAATTCGACATCCACCATGTCACCGCCTAATCGAAGATATATTTCTCTGATAAGTTCGTCTTTTTTCGCCATGATGAAGTCCTTATATTGTATACTAATATTTATGCGATATTGCTTGACCAATTCCGCTTTGGATTTCATGCTACAAAGTAATTTGCCGTATACCGTAACAATTGCCGGATCTGTTTGCTGTCAGAAGGAAATGATTCTCTGTATCTTTGATAAGCCGGTAACGCATCAGCAAATTTCTCTGGATTCCGCAGAGTGACCTGTGGATGCTCGGTGTTGTCAGTAATCTCATGGGCTAAATCACTAGCATATGCCATCAACTCGTGGGGGTCCCGCAGATACATGCGCATGAGATCCCGATCTGTGCCGCCATTCTTCTTTTTTTCAACGCCTTTCATGTAGCCACTGCGGTAACCGTCCAGCACATCCCCGCCCATTCGGTCATACTGCCCCCAGTGAATAGTTTCATGTGCTAGCATCTGCATTAGTATTTTTTTGAAGGTAATTGG